TCTTCCATGAGGATACGCGATACGTCGTAGTATGCACCGGTCTGTGGATTCAAACCCGTGACAACGATACCATAAATCGGGGTATTCGGGCGTCTCTTCATTGCACGAACAAGACCTGCGATAGTGATGTCGAGGCGCTTGCGCTCGCTGTTTCGATTTGCATTCAAGAAGACAATTCCATCGTCGGGAATGTTGAGGTTCTTGCGAATCGACATGCGAGTTTCCTGCGGAATTGTAGTGAACATCGTCGGATCCACGGCATGTTCCAACACCTGGACATCGGGAACATTCTCATACTTCAGATATACATTCTTCCAATGCTCGGTGAAACAGTAGATACGATCTGCATGCTCGTTCATAATCTTAATCAACGCTGGTGCAATACCCTCGTACACCTGGTCAACATACAACCACAACTTATACGATGACTTTGCCCTCTCGTGCTTCATTGACTCGATAAACTTGCAGATGATAAGAGGGTCGTTGTAAATCATCACAACATCAGGGTTTACCATATCAAGGTATTCCTGAATCTTGTTGAATCCAAACCCATCTTCCTTCGGGTCCTCGTTCGCTGCTGCGTCGTAGGGAACAACGCCCTCCGGAACCTTGCGAATTCCCTGACGACCGGGGTGGCGTTGAAATCCAAAGTGAAAGGTCTTGACTTTCGGTGAGAGGGTTGCGAGTTGCTTCAACATGTTGTAGGCGACCTTTGAATACCCAGTTGTTTGGTCTACGTGTGTGCTCACAAGTGCGAACCTCATTTGTAGTATTCCATAATCTCTCGTATAAATGATAATGCAAATTAACTCGGCACAGGACTATTTGACAAAGTACAAGCAGCGCATCATTGCGCGAACCTATCACGTGACGCCTCCGCCGCAGTCGCGCAAATACAACTACGTATACACCGCGGCAGTTGCCAACGGAGCACAACAGCGTGAGCGTTTTGTCGCTGCGTTTCAAGGCGCAAATGGCGGGGCAAGTGGGGGTGCGACCTTCTCCAGTCTGTGTTGTCTGAATCGAGGGCAGACAGGTGCTCCAGGTGTATTCTCTACAAGGACAACAGAGGGTATCGTTCGTTACAATGTGATTCCGTCGATTAGCGTGACGGCAACCAGAGTTACAACGGGTTAAAGATTAGATAGAACATAATACAAATGCCTGGTGGCTTGCTTCAATTAGTGGGCGTAGGTGCTCAAAATGAGTTAGTCAATGGAAATCCTTCCATGACCCATTTTCGGGCGGTGTATCGCCGTCATACCAACTTTGCGATGGAACATATCCGTATGGGATTTACGGCATCCAATCTGGAGTTCTCTACGACAGGAACGCGCACAATTTCCTGTCGAATTGACCGGTATGCACAGTTGCTTCATGATTGTTATTTGTCACTGACGCTTCCCGATATTTGGTCTCCCCTCAAGTATCTGAATGGTGCAGTACCTCCTGCAGGATACGATCCTCGAACAAACTCGATTGGTTACGAGTTTCAGTGGATTGATAACATTGGATACAACTTGATTGACAACGTGACATTGACGATGAACGGACAGGTCATTCAGACTCTCCGCGGCGAGTGGTTGAAGATATACTCGTATCTCACGCACGACAAGAACAAGAGATTGATTGTTGACCAGATGGTGGGACATATCCCCGAGATGTATGACCCTGCGAATGCATTTGACCGACAGAACCAATATCCGCATGCTGTGAGTCCGACTGCCACTCCTTCGGCGTTGCCTGCGACGACAACACCCGAGCCGTCTATTCGGTCGCGTCAACTCATCATTCCTCTCCACTTTTGGTTCTGCGAGAATCCAGGGTTGTCTTTGCCGTTGGTCAGTCTTCAGAACTCGGAAGTCTACATCAATGTCACACTTCGCAATCTCAATGAGTTGTATACGGTTGTGGATGTGAACCCCAATGCAGTCGTTGCTGTTATCACGGGGGCAACGGGCAACGGAAGCAGTATCACCTACACAACTGCTTCCAATCACAACTTGACACAAGGAACAACTGTCTCGATTACAGCATTGACCAACAATCTCTTCAATCTGACGAGTGTAACGATTGCATCTGTTCCTACCCCCAGTACATTTACAATCACAAACACCGCGACGGGAACTCTGAGTGGGGAGAATGGGTTTGTTTCGGGTCCCGCGAGCAATCCGACCTATGGACAACGCGTTCGCCCGACAAACTACCCCATGAACCTCTTCTTGTCTCCCCCGACATCTACGGGTCAGTCGAGCAATCCGACGGTGACGTCCTTTTACCCAGACCCCTATATCGAGGGAAACTTCATCTACCTGACGGAGATGGAGATGAACCAACTTGCGCGAGCGGACCAAACGTTCCTTGTGAAGACAGTTCGTTATGTGAACCGAGAAGGTCAGTTTGGAGCAAACACCGACCTCGAAATACCCATGTTTAACCTCACAACTCGCCTTGTCTTTGCAGCGCAGAGATCGGACAGAATTCTTGCGAATGATTGGGACAACTACACGAACTGGTTGGACCCGAAGCGTGCTCCATGGACAGGAATTAGCACTGACGTTGCGACACAACTCTATACAACGGGTCAGCAACAGGTGACATCCGTATACCCCAAGAACTCTATCGCAGATGGTTTGCTCCTGTTTGATGCGAAGGAACGATTCCAGACCAAACCGTTCCCATTCTTCTCGTTGCTTCAAATGTACAAGCATACGACGGGTGAACCGCCAGAACTTCCGGGTATTTTTCAGTATTCCTTTGCGTTGGACAACTCGGGTTACCAACCATCAGGTGCGGCAAACGGCAGTATGTACAACAAGGTCATCTTGCGACTTACTCTTCAGCAACCACTTCCCCTCTCCGTTTCTACAGGTGGAGGAACGACCTCCACAATTGTGTGCGTCTTGAAGTCCACGCTGTTTGGTGCGAACCCTGTTGTGATTCCCGCCGCACAGATTGGATTGTATGACCCGAGTGAACTTGTATCTGTCGTCCAGACCAATGACAATGTCATCTTTGTTTACACCTACAACGTGGGTGTCTACGCAGAGTCCATCAACTTCTTGCGTATCGTCTCGGGTCTCGGAAATCTCGTGTTCGCATCATAACAATGGCGAAGATTACGAGCGCATACCTTGGTGATGAGGTGTCTTCACAAAACATCACCAAGTCGTTGGAGAAACGGATTACAGACGGAAAAATCAACGTGCTTGTGGATTCCAGTTTGATTCCGATTGTCACCCGACCCGAAAAGATAGAAATCTCCGACCAAGAGAAGGAAGAAATCCGAAATGAGGCAGAGAAAGAATGTGGAAACGCAAATGACAGCAACTGCATTGAGTCAACAAAAGCGCGATTGCAACAGTCAAGATTGGAGGACAAACAAAACGAGTTGAACTCGTCAGCGAACCTGGTTAAGGGTCGGCGATTGACCGTCAACTACATTGATGCAAACGGTAAGAAACAGACTGCGATTGTTCCCGAGGGTCAATATTTCAAGATGGGCGAAGAACCCGGCAGTGAACCCATCAAGGCGACCCAGATTGACTTCGAACTGCCTGGATTGGGCGGAACTGCGCTGGAACTCTTCAAAATCCTCAGCGTGATTGTCTTGACCTTCTTGTTTGCGGCGAGCGTGGCGTTGACCTACAAAACGACTCTTCTGTCGGGATACAGTCGGTATGTTGCGTACGGACTGACTGCCGCTGCTGTCTTCATTCCGTATTCGGGATTCTTCATCAGCCTTCTGGTTGCTGCGGTTGCTGCCTACATGGAAAGCAAAAAGACCTCGGCGTAAAACAATGATCGAACTTCGCTGGGTTGTTGCCGGTGTCATCTTCGGAATGCTGCTGTCCACAGTGTTCGTGCCTCCGACGCGAAAGCAAAAGATTCTGCCTCAACCCCATGACAGTGGGTTGTTTCACACGGATTCGGGATGTGTTCGCTTTGTCGCCGATGAAGTCCCATGTAGCGCAGAACCGGATTCACTCAATCTTCTCGCAAGTAAGTAATGGATAAGATTCTGAATACGGAGCGCATCTCCCGCGCATTGGCGAGAGCATCTCCGTTTTTCTCGATGATCATTGGTCTCGGAATCTCCGTATTGCTGTTCCATCGCGACTACTCGGTGATTCGCACGCTCGCTCTTCCTGTTTCGGAAGTTGTCAATCGGACTGTGAAAGTCGACGGAAAGTGCTACAAGTATCGCGTGGAAGACTCCAACTGCGAAAACTCGTCCTAATCATAAACAAATGGACGACGCAACCTCCTTGGATTCTCTGTTGATGCCGCAGGGCCCGCAATCCGCCTCCCCCGTCATTCCGATGCCGAGTGTCCCCATGCCCGGTCACTCCGGAATGGCGCCGACCTTCAAGCCGAGTCTTCCAGCAATGCGCTTCATCTTTTCCAACACAACGCTCTACATCGCCATCTTCTTGGCAGGTGTCATCATCTCCTTGTCAACCCCGCGAAACCTCCTGCTCCAGTATGTGCCGAATGCGTATACTTCGGGGGGTGTCGTCAGTTGGACTGGTGCCGCTGTCCTTGGAGGCGCTGCTGTTGTTCTGACTCATCTGCTCAATGGCTTCCTGTCGGGCTTTCTCGGCTAAAAGTGCTTTGAACAACCTATTTTGACATGCCACATTCACCTCCTGCTGTTCTGGATTTTCATGGGGGTGAAGAGTTGACTGCAACATCAACCCTTGAATCCGTTTGAGTTCATCTTGCAGAAGATTCTGCCGACGAACTTCTCGAATGTACCCAACTATGGTTCGCTCGTCATACATTGTTATATAAAACGAATGTTTCCCGCGGAAATGCCTTTACCGTAATGGAGCGCTTTGAGAACATTGGATACAGCAAGTTGGAGTCTCTCATGCTCCACGATATGTATGAAGCCATCACAGAAGCCAATACATGGGACAATATAGACAACACCGACGTATTCAATCCCTTTCTACAGTATCACGACCACACGGACAACTCCTATATGTGGTGTCTCACGCAGATGCGATTTCTACACAAGCATGGGTTCAATGTCGTTGGTCTTCTGCGGGGCGTAAATATAGACTGGAATACACTCCAAGGTATGATGCGTGCGGATCCGGAACTTCGTGAGGATATTCAGACTCTTCTCTTGACAGAGCGAAATGCTACGGTACGTGCGGTGCTTAAAAGTATGCTGGAGAACTAATACAATGCAGCTGCCGTTTGCTCCGGCTTGGTTTCATCCACGTATTCTCGTTGGGTCTGGAAACATGCTCACCCCCCAGTTTGTAGAGAAGTATCGGATTTCACACGTGATTAACTGTGCTTTTTCCATTCATTCTCCGCGATGGTTTCGATCTATGCACCCGGACAAATACTATGTCCTTGAAGCATTGGATGATCCGAATGTCAACATTTTGCACTGGTATCCTCGATTTGAGCGAGTTCTCCACGACTTTCTACAAGAAGGCAATCAGACAATCTTTGTCCATTGTCAAGCAGGCATCAATCGCAGTGGGTTTTTGAGCTTGCTCTACGTATGCAAGAACTTCAGCATGGATATGGATACCGTCATATCTGCCACTCGTCGTCAACGACCCATTCTGTATCAAAATAGGGTCTTCATGAACCAAGCAAAAGAGTTCATAAATGGACGTGTTCCGCGTGAGGAAGATTCGGGAAACGGCAAATGGACCCAAGACGGGGACGCTGGACTCGGTACATCAGGAGGTGATTCAGACCCTACGGGAATCGACGACGATGCAGTTGTCCTTGAAAGACGAACTGAATAACCTTCGTCAAGAAGTCTCTGTCTTGTATGCTCAGAATGATTTGGAGGATGTTGTAGAGGCAACGCGGAAACA